TGATTATGATTGGAGAACAAACTTCTTCACATATGATATGGGTGATCATGCTTATCAAACATTCTTTAAAAACGCAATTGAAGAAGTGGGTAAACGCAAACAACCAAATGATTTTATTTTACCATTTTGGGGTTCTGGTACAAGACCAGTATGTGATGCTCATCCAGATTTAATTTGTGTAGAACCAGGTATTGGTTATGCAGGTGGTCATTGGGCACGTTGGAAGATTTTTGAAAGTTATGCCATCTATCATGCCTATTATGGACTTGATGCAGTTGGTACATGTAAACAAGATTGGTATGATGTAGTTATACCTAATTATTTTGATCCAGATGACTTTGAATTTAAAGAAAAGAAACAAGATTATTTCTTGTTCTTAGGTCGTGTATATAGTGGTAAAGGTGTTGATATTGCGGTTCAAGTATCAGGTGAAATTGGTGCTAAATTAATTATTGTTGGTCAGAATCCTGAAGGTCGTACATTTCCAGATCATGTTGAATTTGTTGGATATGCTGATGTTGCCAAACGTAAAGAACTTATGTCTAATGCCAAAGGTGCTTTTGTTGCTAGTCAATATGTAGAACCATTTGGTGGAGTTCAAATTGAATTGCTTATGTCTGGAACACCTACAATTACAACAGATTGGGGATCATTTACAGAAAACAATCTTCATGGTGTAACTGGATATCGTTGTCGTACATTTGATCAATTTGTTTGGGCTGCACGTAATATTGATAGAATTGATCCACATAATTGTAGAGAATTTGCACAAAATTTTACACTAGATAAAGTTGCTCCTATGTATGAAGAATATTTTCAATCTGTATTAGATGTATATGTTGGAAAAGGATGGTATCAAGATCATCCAGATAGAAATGATTTAGCTTGGCTTAAACGTCAAATACCACATCATCCAGAGCGTATTAATTTTAATCAAATTGATGACGAAGAAAAGGCACCAGCAGAACGTATTGCTATATGGATTAGAGATGCATTGCCAACTGGAACAGTATTAGATATTGGTTGTGGTCCCGGTACATATGTTGATGCATTACGTACATTTGAAATTGATGCTCGTGGTATTGATATTGACAATCGTGTAATAGGTAAAGAACATTTAAAATATCAAAGTTTATTTGATTTAACAACTGATGATATTGCTGATACTGTTATATGTTTAGAAGTGGCCGAACATATTGAAGAATCAAAATCAGATTTAGTAGTATCAAAGGTAGTAGATGCAGTTAGAAAAACTTTAATTTGGACTGCAGCTGCTCCTGGACAAGGTGGAATTGGACATATTAATTGTCAATCTAAGAAATATTGGGAAGATAAAATTATTGCTGCTGGTCTTGTACGTAATATTGACAAAGAACATCAAATGTTAAATTTTATTATAAGTGGACCACATATGGGGTGGTTTCGTAATAACGTAATGTTCTTTGAGCGTCAATGAAAAAAATAGCGTTCTTTACCGAACCTGAATGGGCATTTGGCACTATTCATTATGAACTAACTAAAAATTTATTTCTTAAAGGAATTAATGCCAATGTATTATCATGGAACAAACCCTATAGTATTCTAGAAATCAGTGAACTTTCTGCAGCTATTGATTACTTTGTATCAACTCCATATGGAATAGCTATTTTAATAGATAGATATGGTGTAAAACCAGAACAATGTATTGTTGTAATTCATGCTGTATTAGATATTGAATTTTTAAAAAGTTTCTTACCTGAAAATGTACAACGATTGCATGCTTATTCGGCAGTTAGTAATTGGTTAATAGAACAAAGTAAACAACGTGGTATTAATCGTATACCTTTATATACTCCAATTGGTATTAACTATTTTTCATTTTTTACTAAACCCAGTAAAGAATTACGTATAGTAGGTTATGCAGGTGCAATTAATCCTGATAATATACATAGACATATTAAACGTCCATGGTTAGTTGAACAAGCGGCACAACAATCTAATCTGACATTTCAAGCTGCACACAATTATCATAATAGTTTTGTTACTATGCCTGGATTTTATAATGCAGTAGATGCAGTAGTTGTATCTAGTACAGAAGAAGGTGCTGGACTTCCAGCTTTAGAGGCTAGTGCCGCTGGTAAACTAGTGATTAGTACACCTGTTGGTTTATGGTTAGCCAAATCTGGCAATTCTGGACATACAGTACCAATTGATGAAACAGAATTTCTGAAATCAACTATAGATCATCTTGAATTCTATCGTGATAATACAACTGCATATCGTTTAAAATGTTTAGATACACAACAACATGCTAAAATTTATGATTGGTCTAATGTAATTATATATTGGGTAGATTTATTACAATGAAATATGATTTTATAGAAATAGGAACTAGTAATTTTGATACGCTTATTCAAACTGCGGATGACAATACAGTTGGTTTGAGTATTGAACCTATTAAATATTATTTAGATCAACTTCCAAACAAATCAAATGTAAAGAAACTTAACATAGCTGTATCAAGAACAGATGAAAGTGATATACTTGATGTATATTTTGTTCCAGAATTGGTTATTATTATGAATAGATTGCCAGATTGGTTACGTGGATGTAATACTATTGGTCAATATCATTTTCAACATACTAAATTGGGTATTACTCATTTAGTAGTTAAACAACCTGTACCGGTAGTTCCTATTGGTAAGATATTTAATGAATATAATGTTACTGAATTAGATTATTTAAAGATTGACACAGAAGGATCAGATAGTTCTATTATGTTACATTTGTATAAATTCTTGAAAAATGAACCAACCTCACGTTATCCCAAGCGTATTTTATTTGAAAGTAATGAATTAAGTGTATCTGCTGAAGTAGAATTAGTTAAATCTAATTTTATTGATATTGGATATACTATAGTTCAGGCTGGATATGATACAATAATACAATATAAGTGATTGTTTATTAAATTTTGGTTCAAAATGATAAATACTTATAATAACCGAGTAACTCTCGACAATTCATAAGGAAAATAACATGGGTCGCCCACTAAAAATCGCAAAAACAACTACTGTTGACATTGGAATTCCAAATCAGACAGAAATCGGTAATATTGGTGTCATTGGTGGTGATGTAGCCACTATTAATACATTGGAAGTTACCGCTAATATTGAATATGCGCCTGGACAATATTCCAGCGGCGCAAGTTATATTGTTCGTCAAAAAGGTACATATAAGTATCTAGTTGCTAACGTTGCAGATCCAGAACAACAAGGTATTTGTTATGTAACAAATAGTCTTACTCCAGTATCAGCTGGTCAAATGACAATTGTTGGAACAAATGCAGCAAGTAGTAATGTTATTCTTGCTGTTGTTACCAATGAATACTGTGTGGCTTTTGCCGATCAGGGTAATATTCAGAATAGCCCAGTTACTTCAACTCATTTGGAATTAGGTGATTCATATTATCCAAGTTTTGTATCTGCTAATGCCGCCCCACAATCTGGATCATTAACTCCACCTGGATTATATCCAATACTATTGTTACCTACAGTTTAATATAGCACTGACAATAAAAAGCCGCTTAAGCGGCTTTTGTCATTTAATGGCTTGTTGAATTATATCTATTTTTTGTTGAATTATATCATAATTCAATGTAGCAAATAATCCACGATGTAATGGTTTTGGATAAGTTTTACCATCTACCCATGCATATCCAATATGTTCATCATTTAATGTTGGTATAAACTCATCTGATATCATACAATAAAATGTATGATAAACAAAGTTTTTATCTTCACTAGTAAACTGTTCTATGGGAAATAGTTTAGCATGTTCTGGCCAATAATCTATTTCTTCATGACATTCACGTTGTAAAGATTCTAACAATGTTTCATCACGTTCAACTTTACCACCAGGTAATCCCCAAACATGTACATTCTTATCATTACGTAATAAAAATAAATGTCGTCCAGTAGATTGGGCACAAAACATTACTCCTACGCCGTTAACTTGTCTTTTACTCATTAGATGATGATTCTCCAATCACCTTGATTATAATAACCTTCATAACTCTTCATCCAACCTTGATCCGCTATATAGCGATATTGGACACCACTAGTTAAATTGGTTACAAATTGCATAACTTGTATTTGAGCAGTATTAAAACTGATGAACCATTCAGTTCCACTATATTCAATAATAGATCCAGCAATTGCACCGGTGGTTAATCCAGGCCAAGCATTGAGTAGTGAACCATATGTTATTTGATGTGGTATATCAGCAACAATTAAGTAACGTTGACCAGAAATAGATGGTGGTAAACCGTCTCCTGGATATTTTTGAGTTGGATCAATAATACTATCAACTGGATCTAATGTATTTTGTGGTAAAGTATCTGGATCAATATTGTATATTAATATACTATCATCAAAAGGATCATAATCAATGGTTCCCATGATTTCTGTACTTAGATATGGATTTTCTAGAGCTATCATACTAACTCCGGGTCTTATTACACCATATACGTTTAATACGCTATGCCAAAATATAGTTCCTGGTGGTTCTGTTGGTACTTCTAATGAAGTATTAGGTGGTTGATCTGCATTATTAGCTGGTAAAATTTGTAAATTATCACCTAACAATAATAATTGATATCCATATGGAGTAATCTTTTGTCTAGTACCTAATAACAAATCATCATCTTGAATATCACTTAATGCTTTACCACTATGAATACTGGCAATAATTTTTTGAATGATCCCAAGTTTTTTAACCTTAACTGCGGCACTAATCCAGATTGGCATGTAAAATTTCCAAGTCAATACATCAATTGGATTACCAGTACCAATTGGTATTGATCTACTTGTAAATGTCAGACCATCTTGATATACTACACTTAAACTTGTCCAGTCTAAAAAGTTATCTGTACTTTGTATTTCTAAACTTGGATTAAATAGCACAGCCATTTGTTCAATTAATTCAAGTTTTTGTTGATAGTTGGTAGTCCAGAAGTCTACTGTGACTCTAAGAGTGTATGGTACAGGCATTAAACGTTCTACGGTAAAGGCATTACCTTGTACAGTTTCATATTCTCCAGTTTCTTGATTATAAGCACGTTGTCTAACACTCATTACATCTACAAAAGTTGGATCTTGAGTTCTAGTTTGATCATATTCTAATCCATTAATATAATAAACAATTTGAGGAGCACTAGGCATATTACTTGCTGAGTTATTAGCGATAATAGTGGCAGCTTGACGACTACCATCACCATATATAATCGGTACTCTATGATAAATTGTATTTCCGGCTGGATCAGTGCCAAAAGTTACACTCCATTCGCTGAATATGCGAGCGAATTGTAATAAAAAACGCTTTATTTGTTCGTCATAAAAGTAAGCTGGCATTAAAATTTCCTAGAGATGTTAATATTTATCAGACGATATCAACTAAACTATAAATCAGTCTGGTTGTATACGTAAGACATCTGATAGGCTTTGTTTTTGTGGTACAGTTTGACCTGTACTTGTCATAGTGACAGCATTATTATTAATAAATCCGGACAATTGACTTTGATCTGTTTCGCTAAATGCAGTATCAGTTCTTACGTTTGAACTAATATGAACCCACATAGCGCCATCATATCTATATAATTGTTGAGGTAAGTAATCTATTCGTAAGAAATATTGTCCAATTGAAGGAGTACCAGGAAATACAGTTCCTGATTGATATGGTTCTCCATTTGGAGCTTGATCATCACCAGTTAAGTATCCATTAACCCATCCAAAGTCACGAGGACTTCTTCTTGCAATATAACTAAATTGTGGATCAGCATCGGCTCTATAGTCCATTACTGGAGTTACAGTACCGGTAAAATTATAACTAACTTCAATTGGTGTTCCAACTGGTATAATAATACTAGTAGGATTACTAACTACTAATGTATTTGTTCCGTGATCAATTGCCACAATTGTAGTAGTACTAGGCCATACACTAGTTGATGTACCATTAGCACTAAAAACTGTCGCTCTTATAACCAATCCAATACTTACATCATTATCCAATATACCTTGAATTGGAACTCTATAACTATTGGCTGGTACAGATAATAAATTCTTTAATGTTGAATTAACATATTGATCAGCCTCGGCATAGGTATTATCTGCTGTACCATATGGTCCAGTAATATTTTGAGATATTGTGGCAGTAATTAGTGCCATATCTGAATGTACTAAACCACTGCCAGATTCACTAAGTTTTGGTGTTATTGTTCCAATTTGAAGAGATAGTACATTAAATGCTTGAAATGCCTTTTTTGCTGCTGGATTTAATCTAAGAACTGGACTAGCATTAAGATACATTGGATTTTTAATAATCTTTAATGAAGCAGCCACAATATTTGAATTTGTATTAAATGGTACTACAACATTAATTGGTGGTGCTGGTTGATTATCAATAAAGGTTGGAACAATGTATAAATTGCCCAAATCATATCCGCTTTTTGGTAATACACGTTTAGCTTCTTCTATAACAGCATTATTAATGGATATATTCTTATTGTAAGTAGATATAATATCTATTAAATTTTGTTCATCACTGACAGCCCAATAGGTTAGGTCTGGAGGACTAACTCCTGGAGGTACTGATCTTATTGGAGTATAAATTTTATCACCATATGTTACTGTATATCCAACTTCATATGAAGTATTTGGGTCCCAATCACCGATATAATTATCTTTATTAATTGGATCTTTAAGAATATCATTAAATTCTTGACTATTGACCAATGGTTCACATTTAATTCTCCACATATGTGGGAACCAAGTGGCACTAAAACCTTCACTGGCATAATTTGAATCAGTTACTTGATAATATCTACGTAAACCAACGGGTATTGTATCATTAAGAGGATGATAATCTATTAAATGTGGTAATTCAAATACATCACCCACCATTAATTTACGTCCAATGATATCAATCATTTGATTATAATGAACAGTAATGAAAATAACATCACTAGTTAAAAATAAACCAAATTGACTTAAATCAAAATCTAAATTCTGTACATTATAATGTCCGCGTAATCTATAAATATTATTATCATACTTACGATCACGGTTTTCTAAAAATAGTAAATCTTGAATATTAGTAGGATTAGTACTATCATAGGTAGGCAATGTAGCGTCATTATTAACCGGATTATTGGTGCCTAAATATTTGTGCACATACAAATCGGTGGCCCCGACAGTATACATCTCTTTGATTGTTTTATCAAAAAATGAATAATCATTTGATTGTGTGGGACGATATAGGCTGAGTCTTGGCATAGTTAAGTATTTATCCAAATATGTTTGACAATAAATACTGTTTATAGTATAATGTACTTTGTTACTTAAATTTGAGAATAAAATGGCCACAAAATCTACTAAAAAAGTCTTAGCATCTACTAAAAAAGTCTTAGCGTCTACTGAACGAACAATTGTTTCGGATTTTAAGCCAAAAGACGCTGATACTCAGTATTATGGCACAGAACCTATGTTTGTGACACAACCCGATTCTGATAATCGGTCTTTGGCATTAGGAATGTCATTTAATTGGTATAGTCGTTTCTGTAGTGTAAAAAATTCTAAAGATTTTTTAATTGATTATGCCGAAAAAACTAATAGAAAAGAACTTTCCAAATTATTAAGTAAAGTGGAAGAACGTGAAATCATGCCAACATTAGGTTGGTTGGCTCGTATGTATATGCGTGGGTTAAATCTTTCAACTGAAGAAATCACTCGTTTGACCAATGAATTAAATCGTTTGATTGAATCAATTTCAAAACCAAAAGTAATTAGTTCCACTGCACCACAAGTTGTAGAAGTTGTTCCAACAAATCGTCCTAACATTCAAGAAATTATGCGTGAGCGTACTCGTGAAGTTGCGGGAGAAATTGAAGGTTGGTTAGATGATTTCATTATTCTTGGTGCAAAACCTGCCAATATTGATGTTAACAGTGTTGGAATGTTAACTGAGCGTAATATTATGCCACAACATATGTCTATTTTGACTGATGTATGGAAGCGTAAATTGGCTGAGTTTCAAGAAGTACAAACTGGAAATGACAAACAACTCAATGAAGCTTATTCTCATTATACTAAAACACAAATCAAGGCAGTTATTAAGTTTTGTGAAGCCGTATTGGCTAGTTTAAGTAGTTATGTTTCGGTTAAAAAGGCATCAAAATCAGTTCGTGCTCGTAAACCAGTTTCTTTAGAGAAACAATCTTCAAAAATGAAGTATCAGAAGTCAGAAGAAGTACTTAAACTTGTCAGTGTTCATCCTAGTAAGATTATTAATGCCACAGAAGTATGGGCATATGATACTGCCAAACGTAAACTTCATTATTACATTGCTGATGATCATATTGGTACTCTTGGGATCAAAGGTACAACTATTATTGGATTTGATGCTACAAAAAGTGGAGTAAAAACTCTACGTAAACCAGCTGAGATTTTAAAGAAATTAATGTCTGGTGGAAAACCTTCAAGTCGTAAAGTTTTCACTGAGATTAATGCTGTACAGGCTCAACCAAATGGTCGTACTAGTGATAATTTAATTATTCTAAAAGCTTATTGATTCAACTTAATATTTGATAAATACTCTATCTTATGATAGGGTATTTTTATGGCTGATCTCGTAGAATTAAAACAAAACTTATTTAATAGTGTTAGATTTCGTCTTGGTGATGGAATTATTGATTTGGAATTAGATCCAGAACATTATGAGGCTAGTTATAATTATGCTATAGCCACATATCGTCAACGTGGTCAAAATGCATATGAAGAATCATATATGTTATTGGAAATTCAATCCAATCAAAATGCCTATATCTTACCACAAGAAGTAACCAGAGTTAGACAGGCATTTCGTAGAACTGTTGGTCTAGAAACTGGTCCAAGTGCTACGTCATTTGACCCATTTTCATCAGCAATCTTAAACACATATTTGTTAAACTACAATTATGCTGGTGGATTAGCCACATATGACTTTTATGCACAATACGTTGAATTAGCTGCACGTATGTTTGGTGGATATGTTATCTATACATTTAATCCAGTTACAAAAGAGATTCAATTTGTTCGTGATTTTAAAGGTACTGGTGAAAGAATTCTATTGTGGACTGACAATATGAAGCCAGAAATTACATTACTTCAAGACCCTAACATTGGTAATTGGATTGCAAGTTGGACATTGGCTCAATGTAAGCTCATAATTGGTGAAGCTCGTGAAAAATTCGGTACAATAGCCGGACCACAGGGTGGAACATCATTGAATGGGTCTGCTATGAAAGCCGAAG